AAAAATAAATATACAGTGTTAAAAGGAGCTATTAATAGAGAAATGGCTGATTTTTGTTTTGCTTATTTCTTAAATAAAAGAAAGGCAGCAAGATTTTTATTTGATCAAAAATATATATCCCCTTTTACTGAGTACTGGGGTGTATGGAATGATGACCAAGTTCCTAATACTTATTCTCATTACGCAGATTTAGTCATGGAAACTTTATTACAAAAAGTTCAACCTGTTATGGAAAAACATACCTCACTTAAATTAAGTCCTACATATTCCTATGCAAGAATTTATAAAAAAGGTGATGTATTAGCGAGACATAAAGATAGGTATTCTTGTGAAATATCTACTACTTTAAATCTAGGAGGAGATGATTGGCCAATTTATCTTGATCCTACAACTAAGACAGGTCAAGCAGGTATTAAAGTAGATTTAAAACCAGGAGATATGCTTATATACTCTGGCTGTGAACTTGAACACTGGAGAGAAGAATTTACTGGTAAAGACTGTGGACAAGTATTTTTACATTATAATAAAAAAGGTTCTAAAGTAGCTAAAGAAAATGAATTTGATAAACGTCCATTTCTAGGACTTCCTGCGTGGTATAAAGGCTTTACATTACCTAAAAAATAGTTTATACATTAAGCTTGCAGGGGGAAACTCCACCACAGATTCCCCTTGCTTAAATCTATTGATTATCCCTAAAATCTGCTATAGTTATAAAAAAGGATTTTTATGCTACAAAAAATAGGTTTTCTACCAGGATTTAATAAACAGATTACCCCTACAGGAGCAGAAGCTCAATGGACAGAGGGGGAAAATGTACGTTTTAGATATGGTACTCCTGAAAAAATAGGAGGATGGTCACAGCTAGGAGACACAGCTTTAACAGGCTCGGCTCGAGCTATTCATCAAATGGTCAACAAAAATGGAATTAAATATTCCATTATTGGAACCAATAGAATTTTATATGCTTATACTGGGGAAGCCCATTATGACATACACCCTATTAAAACTGATTTCGGAGCCTTAACAGATAAGCTCGCATCTACTTCAGGCTCTGCTATTCTTACAATTACTTTATCCTCTACAGATGGAATGACGGCAGGAGATATTTTATATCTTGAAAATGTTACACCACCAACGGGTTCAGGTTATTCTGCATCTGATTTTGACAATAAAACTTTTATGATAACTGAGGTTGTAAACACTACTTCAGTTACAATTACTATGGCCTCTAATGCTAGTGGAACCGCTACGGATGGAGATCTTTCTGTTAAATGGTATTATCCTGTAGGACCGGCTGAACAGGTGGGAGTTTTTGGATGGGGTATATCTCAATGGAGTGGAACAGTAACCGCTCCTCAAACGACAACTTTAAATGGAGCCATCACCGATGCTGCTGCAACGACTGGTATTACATTAACTAGTTCATTAGGTTTTCCTACCAGTGGAACTAGTACAATAAGAATAGGCACAGAGGATCTTACTTATACTGGAATTAGTTCAAATGTATTAACTGGAGTAGCTCGAGGAGTTAATGGAACAACAGCTGCTCTTCACTCAGATGGAGCAACCATTACAAATATTACTGACTATAGTGGATGGGGACAAGCCTCTTCGACAACTGACAAAGTTGCTGAACCTGGACTATGGTCCTTGGATAATTTAGGAAGTAATTTATTAGCTTTAATTTTTAATGGTCCTGTTTTTGAATGGGACGCAGATTTAACTACTGCTACTTCTACCAGAGCAACTATTGTTAGTGGTGCACCAACCGCGTCTCGTGATATGTTAGTTTCAACACCCGATCGTCACTTAGTTTTATTTGGAACTGAAACAACAATTGGTGATACTACAACACAAGATGACATGTTTATAAGATTCTCTTCTCAAGAGGATATCAACACTTGGACACCTACTGCAATCAATACCGCTGGCACACAAAGACTGGCTGCCGGATCACGGATCATGGGTGCAAAACTAGGTAGAAATACTATTTACGTATGGACAGATACCTCATTATTTACCATGCGTTTTGTAGGTCAACCTTTTACTTTCGCTTATGAGCAAGTAGGTACCAACTGTGGTTTAATTGGAAAAAATGCAGCGGCGGAAGTGGATGGTTCTGCTTATTGGATGTCTGAAAATGGTTTCTTTAGATTTACTGGTAAACTAGAATCAATGGACTGTTTGGTAGAAGATTATGTTTATGATGATCTTAATAAAACTTCTAATCAAATGATTTACTGTGGATTAAATAACTTGTTTGGAGAAGTAATGTGGTTTTATCCTACATCAGGTTCTAATGTAATAGATAGATGTGTTGTATATAGTTATTTAGATTCTACTATTAATAGACCTATATGGTATACAAACGCTAATTCTCTTTTTCCTAGAACAACTTGGGTGGACTCAGCTATCTTTGGTTTACCTCATGCTACATCTTATGATGCAGATACGGATACCTGTGATACCGTAGGAAATACAGATGGAGTTTCAACTTACTATGAGCATGAGACTGGCATCAATCAAGTTAAGGGTGGAACAACCACTGCTATTCCAGCTAACATTACTTCAGGAGATTTTGACATTACTCAAGATCAAAGACAAGGAATTACGTTTAGAGGAGACGGAGAATTTATGATGAGAGTCAGTAGATTTTTACCAGACTTTATAACCCAATCAGGAAACACAACTGTTACATTAAACCTTAGAAATTTTCCAAATGACACAGCAGCTAGTTCAACATTAGGACCGTTTACCATTACATCTTCTACTCAATATAAATCTTGTAGAGCTAGAGGTAGAGCTGTTGCTGTTAAGATAGCAAATACAGCAGTAGATTCCAATTGGAAATTAGGAACTTTTAGATTAGATGTACATGCAGGAGGAAGAAGATAATGGCAAAGATAGTACAAACATTAACTAGAGCTAGTGAAGATTATAGGCAAGATGTAGCTCAATCACTTGTGCGAGACTTAGACGCCGTGTTAGAGAAATTAAACTCAACTTTTCAAGAAGAATTAAAACAGGAGATAGAAGCTAGAAGTTTCTTTTTAGATTAATGGCAGTAGTAAATATATATAAATTTGCAGGATTAAATGCTAATACAGATAACACAGAAAAAAATCCTTTTGGAAGTGGTAATCCTTTGGTAACTGAGACTTATCTTATTAAGTCTATCATTGTTAAATCTGCAGGAACTCCTGCACCTACTGTGACAAACGATGGTATTGTGGTTATTCAATCAGCAGCATTAACAGCTAATGAAAGTAAAGAATTATTGACTCAACCGTTAATAGTTGAGGGTGGAAATACCCTTACAATTAAAGCAGGTAGTGCAGACGCTTTTACATTTGGTGTAAGCTATCTAAACATTAAAAAAGAGGTAACAACATAATGAGAGTAATAGAACCAGAAGAAATAATAACTACTATTTCTAACCTTAAAACAGGGGAAATATATAAGACCGAAGAAGAATGGAAAGCCAAAGGAGTTGAGGAAAAAGACATTCGAAGAGATGTAAAAGTCATCATGCCAAGCCTTGATTTGTTTGGAAAAACACAGTAGTATAATAAACCCTAGGAAATAAGACAAAATTATGGCAATAACAGATATTAATATTTCAGAACAATTAGAAACAGGAGCACCTTCTATTAAGTACGAAGGTAAAGAAGGGCCAAGACCACCAGCACAATCACAAGAAGAAATGATGATAGCTAAACAAGTATGGGATGCTATGGGTCCTGAAGAACAAGGCCAGTTTTCTAATTTTGATGAATTTTTTAGAAGTGGTGTTTGGAAACAAATACTACAACAAGCACAACAAGATGAGATGCAAGAACAAGGAGGCATCGGGAGCCTTGGACCACGGAACATGGAACAAGGACCTGGTAGAATTCCTGCAAGATTCGGTGGTGACATGGAAGAATTAAGTATGAGAGAAACAATAGATACTCCACAAGGAATTGAAACGTTAGATGAAACTATGAAGATGGCAGGTGGTGGAGACAGGGGTTGGAAAGCTCAAATGCTAGCTGAAGATTTAGCACAGGAAGAATATGGAAAAGACTTTTATGATCTTTCTCAAGACAAACAAATAGAAATTTATACTATTGCTCTCGACATGATTGATAGTAGAGGAGAATAATGCCATTCAAATCAGAAAAACAAAGAAGATATTTATGGGCTAACGAGCCAGAGATTGCAAGAGACTGGACGGATACCTATGGAAGTAGAATTGAAAAAAATAGTGGTGGGATATCACAGCTAGTTAAAAATAAGCCAGATGGTTCTAGACCAGGATATTATGGAGCTGACGAAGGTCATATGGGTGATACAATTGGTGGAAAAAAAACTAGTATGGGAACCTATACTCCAACTGAGGTAGATCGTGGAGGTGATGGACAACAAATTTCTGACGCTGATGCGCGCAGAGTTTTTCAATCACGACCAGATTTAAAAAAAGCTGCCGAAGATGCAAAAAGAGCTGAAGCTAAAGCAAGGAAAAAAAGACACAAAGAACGTATTAAAAAAGATACCAAAAAGAAAAAAGAAAAATTTTCTTATAAAAAATGGCACGATGCTCAAACAAAAAAAGCAATAAACAAATCTGCTTTGGATATGTATGGAAGAATAGAACAATACGTTGATCCGATGGATGATTATGGTTTATCAGCAGAAGAGATTGCTGGCTTGGTATCAAAAAATCCAAGCTATGGTTATGATTTTAGTGAGTTAGACAAAGGAAAAGCAAACTTAAGAAGTAATATTGGAACTAGTATAGAATCATCTAGACCAAATAAATACACAGTGAATCCTACTACTTCTTACGGTCTGTTAAATTCTCTTTTAAATTCAACTAGAAAAGACACACAAGTGACAGCACAAAATACTTTAGATGCAGCTAGAACTTATGTTGACATGGCTAACAGAGGAGCTTCACACAAAGAATACACAGATTTTAGAGATAGATTTAAAACACCAACTACAGGGGGCGATGGCGATCAACCTTTATGGATGCAACTAGGTTATCCTAGTTACGCAGCATGGCAAGCGGCACAAGGTGGCGGCGGAGGCGGCACTACTGTTGCTGAAAAAGTTGTAGAAACTGAATCCCCTTTTCAAAAATCATTGAATACTGGAACAGCACAGGCACTTTCTCCTTATTATGTTGGAGCTAATCCAACAGCTGCTAACATAGCATGGGGACAAAAATATGGAGTCGACCCAAGAACTATGTACATGGCAGAAGGTGGACCAATCAGACAAAGATATTTCTTAGGTAAATTAGTTAAGAAGATAGGAAGAGCTGCGAAAAAAGTTATTAAGAGTCCTATTGGTAAAGCTGCTTTAATGTATGGTTTAGGAACTGGAATAGGATCCTTTATGCCTAGTGGAACAGGAACAGGATTAGGAAGATTTGCTTTGGGTAATGCTAAACAAAATTTAGGAGCTTTATTCCTTAGAAGCAAAGCACCCAAAAGTTGGGACATGACAGAAACAGCATTTAAAGCTTTGCCATGGTACAAAAAAATAAATCCATGGACAGGAATCGCTGCAGCTTCAACTCTACCTTTCTTCATGGGTGGTCAAGAAGATGACGATCAAGACAAAGCTTTCGATTATGAGGGAGCTAAGAATGCATACATGAATGAACTTATGAGAATTAAAAGAGGTGCTTTAGCTGGTAGTTTAGATCCAAATCAATTTGTTTATCAAGGAATTAAAGATGGTGGAAGAATAGGTTATGCTGGTGGTGGATCAGAAGATCCAATGTTAGTAGATGAATATAAAAAGTATGTATTTGAAATGGAAGAAATGGGATTACAACCTATGTCTTTTGAAGAATTTAGAGCTCAAGCTATAGCCGGTATGGCAAGTGGTGGAAGAGCAGGATACTATGCAGGTGGTCAATCTATTCCATCAGAAAACTCAATGGAAGATGCTAGAAAAACAGCGATGCAAGATAGATTAGGTGGCATTACAGAAGTAATGAAACAAGCAGATTTATATCGTCAAGGAGACGTAGGTCAAATGTACATGGCTGAAGGTGGACCCACTCAAGAAGCAGGAATCATGGACCTTGGTGGTGTAGAAAAAGATT